ACATGGGACTCTGCTACAACATACAATTTAAGTGATGCCGTTTTGCATAACGGCTCAACATGGATTTGTGTACAAGAAGGAACAGACCAAGAACCAACTGAAGGAAGTTCTTACTGGGAAATACTTGCTAGAGGGGGTTCGGCAGGTTCGGCAGGTTCAGCAGGTTCGGGGTACTTATTCGACACGGCGACAGGAGATGACCCCTCTGGTGGTGAACTAAGACTAAATAATGGAACACCACTTTCAGTAACTAAGTTGTATATATCAAGCACAGATGTAGATGGTACAAACTTGGACACGCTGTACAATGAGTGGATAGGTGCTGCCGATGCAAAGGTGTTGGGTTTAGTTAGACTAACTTCTGCGAATGACACTACAAGATGGATGAGTTATGAAATAACTGACCACACAAAAGATGGGAATGTTCATACGCTCGATATACAAAATATCGTAAACTCTATAGCACCAAATGTCTTCAATGATGGTGAGAAAGTAGCAGTATCTTTATTACGAACAGGTGACGCAGGGCTTAATTGGGTGGGGGCGTATAATGCTTCTGCTTCTTATATCATAGATGATTGTGTGTATTACCAAGGTCGCGCATATATTTGTACGTTTCCTCACAGTTCGGGGTCAGCAGATACACCAAGTCCCGATGGTGCGGGGTATTGGGAGATACTCACGACAGGTTTTGAGTGGCGTGGCACTTACGACAACGCGGAAACATACTATAAAAATGACGTAGTGCATTACAACGGCTCAACATGGATTTGTCTTGATGATGATGTGTTGGATATTACCCCTGTCCACGGCGATGATTGGAACTTGTTTACTTCAAAGGGTACAGATGGTGCGGATGGTGCGGATGGTACGGATATGGCGATTGTTGGTTCTATTATGATGTTCGGAGGGGAAACAGCACCAACCAACTGGCATCTTTGTGATGGCACATTACTAGACCGAACTACATACAGTGCCTTATATGCTGTAATTGGCACTAATTTCGGCAGCACAGATATCGATAACTTCCAATTACCTGACATGGCAGACAGTTTTGCAATGGGCGTTGGTGGACCTGGTCTTCAACAAATAGGCGATACTGGAGGCGAAAATTCGGTAACACTACAAAAGGGGGACATGCCCTCCCACACTCACTCAGTATTGCTCGGTTGGTCAGAAGGAAGCAGTGGTCATCAATACGGCAGTTACAAGTGGCAACGATTCTTTGAGTTTGATGGTGGTGATTATGATGGTCAAACAAGTCCACCAGAACCAACAAACAACATGTTCCGCGATGGTATGTCATCGGGGCAGCAATACAGAGCAACCTACGGAGAAGCGTATAGAAATGATACTACTGGTGGGGAACCAGAATCACCACCCTATCTTCAAGAGGTGGGCAGCGGAAGGTCGCATGAAAACAAACCCAAATTTGTAACAGTAAACTATATTATCAAGTTGAACAATAACTAAAGAGAAACATAATGGCAAACGAAGAAAACAATAAAGTAGACTCAACAAGCCTTGAGTATGATGAAATGTCTGCGAAGTGGGAGTTGTTACACGCTCTTATGGGCGGTACACAAGAAATGAGAAAGGGTAGAACCAAGTGGCTTGCACAAGAACCACGAGAGTCTGCCGAAGCATACATAAACAGGCTTAATCGTTCTTTTTTGTATAACTCTTATCGAGACACAATAGAAAAACTTGTATCAAAGCCATTTAGTAGACCTGTTCTTTGTTTAGGCGATAAGACCGACCAAACAGAAGAGTGGATTCAAGACATGGATATGAATGGAAGAAACCTCACACAATTTGCAAGAGATGTCTTTACAGCAGGGGTTACTTACGGGTGTTCGCATATTTTAATTGATTTTCCTCAGTTCTCTCCTACCGCAACTCTCGCAGATGAAAAAGAAGCAGGTGTTCGTCCTATTTTTGTCCATGTTAATCCAACACAGGTGATAGGTTGGAGAACTGAAATAGCAAGTAATGGTAAAGAAGTTTTAACACAAGTAAGAATACACGAACAAAAAACAGAGCCAGACGGTGAGTTTGGTGACAAAGAAGTAGACTACATTAGGGTGTACACACCTCACAATTGGGAACTCTGGAGAAAAGATGAATCAAACAAAGAATCAGATTACTCTCTGATTGACTCTAACACACACTCGTTTGGGAGTATTCCTATTGTTACTTATTATGTAGCAAGAACAGGGACGATGACTTCTACACCGCCAATGGAGGATTTGGCTTGGTTAAATCTTGCTCACTGGCAAAGCATGTCTGACCAACGAAACATTTTAAGGTTTGCAAGGGTTGGCGTGTTATTTGCGGCAGGATTCTCAGAAGAAGAAATGGAAGAGGGTCTTACAATTGGTCCTAATCAACTTATTCGCTCAACGAATGCAGATGCAAAGGTTAGTTATGTAGAACACAATGGTAACGCAATTGAAACAGGGCAAGCAGACTTAGACAAACTTGAAGAAAGAATGAAAGTCCTTGGTCTTCAACCTATCGTGCAACGCTCAGGAAATCAGACTGCAACAGGAAGAGTTCTTGACGAAAGTAGAACACACACATCTATACAAGCATGGATTCGCGCACTTGAAAACACACTACAAAAAGCGTTTGAAAAGGCTACACGGTGGACAAAAACCGAGTTACCTGAAACTTTTTCAATTGATATTAACAATGATTTTGGTCTTTCCGAACGCATTGGTGATGATATTCGCTCCCTCATCGAAATGCGTAAAGCGGCGTTGCTATCGGGCGACACCTTCTTACGAGAAGTTAAGAGGCGGGGTTTATTGTCGGAGGTGGTGGATATTGATGCAGAAATTGAGGCTATCGAAGAAGAAGGTCCACCACTCGCAATGCTCCCACTCTCGTTTACTGAAGACGCAGACGAAGATGAGGATGAAGCGCAGACGAATAAAAATGAAAAGGAAACTAAATTAGATGACAAATACTAAAGACATGCTAAAAAACAAACCCCTTTGTGACAGGTGTGGTCGCGTTCTTGTTCCTGTTTATTGTCACGGTCATACTCAGTGTGCTGCGTGTGGGCAGATACAAGTTGGTGGGGATTGTTGTCAGGGTAGTCAGCAAAAACAATCTGACCCCGATGACGGAGAATAATGCCACCTTCCATTGATTTTATTCGTTTTGCAGAAAGACAAAAAGCATTGGGGCTTATTGGCTCAGTAAATGGTGCAATTCTTGACCACTCTATTCTCCATTCAATTTTCATAGAGAGGCTTAAAACCAATGAAGTAAATGCTGTTGTTTCTTTTTTGAATAACGAAGTTTTTCCAGATATAGCAAACACCTTAGAGAGAAGGCTTGCTCGTATTACTGCAAGGGGATATGACAGTAATGTGTGGAAAACAAAAAGATACCAAGCAATGCTAAAGAGCATTCACGAACTTATTCGTGCGGGTTTAGTAAGTGCTAGTGTGGATGTAAAGAAAAGTTTAAGCGATATAGGGGTATATGAAGCCCAATTTCAACAAACACTTTTGAATAGAACGCTTGAACAGGCGGGTGTATTGCATTTAGCCCCTGAAGTTATTTTACCTTCAAACAACATGCTTCGTTCAATTATGACAAGTAAACCTTTTGAGGGCAGATTACTAAAAGATTGGTGGAAGGGGTTAGAAACACATGCACAAGCGACTATTTCAAGTCAAATTAACATTGGTATTACTACTGGTGAATCTACGCCTAAAATTGTTAGGCGTGTTATGGGTACATCGACTACTTCTTTTGTTGATGGGGCTTTGCACACGACAAGACGACACGCATCAACAATAGTTAGAACTGCAATCAGCCATGTAGCATCCCAAGCAAGAGAAATGCTTTGGGCTGAGAATAGCGACATAATAAAAGGAGTTAAATATGTTGCTGTTCTTGATGGGAGAACAACGGATATTTGTAGAACATTAGATGGTCAAGTGTTTGGAATCTATGAAGGACCTAGACCCCCAATGCACCATCAATGTCGTTCAACAACGGTTGCAGTAACTAGGAGTTGGAAAGAATTAGGAATTAACTTAAAAGAAGCCCCATTAGGTACACGAGCATCAATGAACGGGCTAGTCCCTGCTAATGTAACTTATGCTCAGTGGATTAGAAGACAGCCAGTGGAGTTTCAAAATGAAGTAATGGGTAAAGGCAAGGCGGCATTATATAGGCGGGGTGTTGTGCCTATGGATAAGTTTATTGATAGAAAATATAAACCCCTAACGCTCGACCAATTAGTTAAGTTAGAAGACCTTATGCTTTCTCGTTAGTTTCAATTTCCCACTGTTGTTCTAATACTATAACAATTAGCCTCAATCTATCTGACATCCACAGCATGTCTTTTTTATCTGTTTCTTTTGTTTGCTCTCTCGCAATCTCTTGGAGGATGTGAGGAAACCCCTTTAAAGAACCTAATAGTCTTTTAGTGGGGGTGCTTTGAAGAAGCAATAAAACTTCTTCCTCAGCCATTCCTTCTGATTTTGTTTGCCAAGATGGAGAGTATACAGCCACTATTACAAACTCAATCTACACCCTAATCTATGTAATACCTTGGCGATGTCTGTTGCTGATTCTGTTACAACCTCTTCATCAAGGTCAGGAAAGGCGGCGTGTAAACATTCGTGCAACACAGTGTCAAGTTGGTCTACAGGGGTCTGGTTACGGGCTATAAGAATACGCTTCTGTGGTGTGTCAGAGGGGTCTATGCTTCCACAACTACCATCATGCAGGTAATCTACTGCCTCCAGACTCCACCTTTTACCTCGTATCTCAACACGCATTATTTAGGCATCCTAATTAGTTCCGCATCCCAACATTTGCCTACAAGACGGGATGGGCGGTCTATTCGGCATTCCACTATAAGTATTGCTGCCCCCCACTGGCTAGAGTCTTTACGAATCATATAGTCAGGCTTGAGAGGACCGCATGTACCTACATTAGCATACCAAAACGGAAGTGGAACTTTTTTTGTCCTCAACATTTGTGTTGGGGGTATGGGTCGGTGTGTATGTCCACGAACCATTAGTCTGAAAGTTTGTTGTTGGGCGTTCGGCATTGCGTTCAACATTTGAAGCCCCTCAAGTTCATCACTTACAAGCCCCGCGTCAAAACCATGATAAAAACAAATCTGCCCAATGCTTTTAACACATCGAGCAGATTTTTCGTAGGGTAGCCATTCCCATTTTTTAAACTCTTCCCTAAAAACGGGGTGCATATTCCAATGAACTAAACTTCTGAGCCTTGATGGTACTCTGCGGGGGTCACGGGCTTCGATATTGGCATCGTGATTTCCCTTGTTTATCCAAAGTTCACAGTCGGGACTCAATGTTCCCCGTATTGCCGACAAAAGGTTATGGGCATGTTC